GTTTGGTAAAGTATTCTTGTATGTACTCAGCCCGAAGTACTTCAATTTGGTGTACAATTCCAATAGAGCCATTAAGATGGTAATGCAGGGTGACTGGATGGAGGAAGAATTGTACGAACTAGATGACGATGACTTGAGGTCAGAAATTACTGAGGATTACCTACAAAAAGCAGAGATCAAGCCTATCCAAAAGGTAGTTCCTATTACTCAGGAGGTGAAGCAATTGCCAAGTCCAACACAGCCAACAACCCCAACAGTTCCAGAATCCCCCATCCTACCACCTGTTAAATGGGATGAGGTGTTCGGGTCTGTAAGAGAAGCTCCAATAGGAGAAATTGCAAATGCCTAAATATGCGGTATACTGTGACCGTCCATCTGTCACGGCAGCTCTGCTTTCCGATACTCTCGGCATTACACGACTCCGGGATACGGACCCTGGAACCCATTTCAAGCGTATGCTCAAAATACGTGGAGAGGAGTGGGTAGTTATTAATTATGGGACCAGCTATTACCCGTGGTGGGATCTTGGTGTTAACTGGGTTAACCCGCCGAGAGCGGTAGCCACAGCCATATCCAAGGTAAAGACAGCCCAGGCGTGTGAGATGGCTCAAGTACCCCACGTTAAAGTTACTACAGACATAGATAAAGCTAACCAATGGCTAGCCAAAGGGTTCAGAGTTCTGACACGTAGGGATGGGTTATCTCAAGGTCGGGGTATCCGGGAGGGGGTAGTCGAGCAGGATGGGGTATACTATACCCGAGTTTTCCCCAAGACCCACGAGTTCCGGGTACATGTAGCAGGAGATAAAGCCATAGACTTTGTAGAGAAGAAAGCACCATTTAACCAAGAGGAGATACAAGTAGATAGATTAATTCGTAACCATCAAAACGGCTGGGTATTTGCCCACTCCAATCTTGCAGTAACAGAGGAGGATAGAGTATCGCTAGAAAATCTCGCCATTCGAGCTATAAAGGCATTAGAGCTGAATTTCGGAGCAGTGGATATCCTAGCCTGCCTTAACAAGGAATCCCCCCGTAGAGTCTCTAATGCGGTTATATGCGAAGTCAATTCTGCACCTGGACTTTCGAGTCCTATGACATACATGAAATACGTTGAGTATTTTCAAACGGAGGTGATGTCAAATGCCAATGGTTAACACAGATCGTTTCATGGAATTCTATACTGATCCAAATGGGGTTAAGTATTACTTAAGGCAAAATGTAACTTTTAGTGAGGGTTCTTCTGTTGGGTGTTTTTCTCGCCTATTGTTGTACGTTAAACTGGTTGATCTATCGCCCACTTATTATGTTGATGCAATAAGTTTAGGGAAAACTATTAAAAAGGAGTTCTCGTGGTCTGGTAAGCAGTATAACTTAACTGGTGGGTATACTGAAGTATACCGGAAATATCGGGAGTTTCTAGAATCTTGGGGTATTGAGAATGAAGAAAGTCGGGAAATTGGAGCACAAGCTCTTTTGAAGTATTTAGACAACGGAAGCACAGGATTGTTCATTCTTGGGGATAACATCAGGGATACCCAGTACGATACATCGTGGTTCGTATCGTGGCTTATTAAAAATAAGTATGGGTCAATTACCTGTTCTCCTGCTGTTATTAACCCGACTCATGCCAGTGACGAGAGGTTGTGTATGGCTTGGTTCTGGGTTCCGCCTAAGAATTGCAATAAGGCCCTACCGGTCGAAGACTGTGTACCTATTAGCTTGAATAGGGCTAAGGTCCTGCCACGAATCAAAGCCCCTGAATTTATTGGGAAACACAAGAAGTTCTGGGCGGAGAAATTGAAGTATGCCAAGCCTGCTCCTGTTGCTAAGAGGGTGCGTCGTAAGAAAGTTGGGGAACTAAATCAAGTTTCAGATGTCTAAACTATTTTTCTTACTAATTTATATTAGTAAGAGTTTTTGTTTTTAGGGTAAGGTATATATCTGTAGAATGTTAACTAAGTTAACTAGGAGGTAAATACAATGGGTAAGTTTAGGTTTCCTATTGATGATAAAGCTGATGAAATTGATGATGAGCTTGAGTATTACACAGATGATTCCTGGGCTGATTTTGACCCAGAAGATGATGAGTACGATGATGAGTACCCAGAGTACGAGGATGAAGAATTGGATGGGTCAAACCATGATAAAGAATAACTTTGGCCTGAAGCTAATTGCCGCCAGCTTCGCGCTAATGGTTGCGGGTTGTGACAAGGAGCCAATCCGTTCCGAGCAAACGATAAATGCCGAAATTCGCGCCGATCTTCTGACTGTGATTGACGGCTGCAAAATCTGGCGATTCAAGGATGGCGGCTATCTACGATATTTTGCGCGGTGCCATGACGGCTCGCGCGGCGTATCCGCCGAGTGGGACGAGAACTGCGGCAAAGCCTGCGTCATACACAAAGACAGCACGGTGCTAGGAGAGCTGCCATGACCGACACTTTCGATCCAACAAAGCCCGTGCAACTGCGCAATGGCTGGAAGGCTGGCATCTATTCGACTGACAATGGTGGGGAATTTCCGATTCACGGCTGGTATGAAGATGCGTGCTGGGGTCGCCGCATAGCCGAGTGGACCGTCTCAGGTCAGTGGTCCAGATACGGCCAGAGCGATCTCGACCTCGTCAACACCCCGCCCGAGCCGAAGTACGCCGATCCGCCGAGGGAGATCGAGATGGTGCAGTTCGTTCAGGATAATGAGGTAGGTGCGTCTGGCGTTTACCGCCCTATGGAAGCTGTAAACATGATGCGGCTTTGCGAACACCGCATCCTGCGCTACGTGCTCGCGGAGGGGCAAGGATGATCTACACCACGCTGAACAAAATTCGCGCACACAAGCCATGCGCTGAGGGGTGGCAGAAGCTGCTATCGCATCTCGGCAAGACGCGGGCGGATGACGAACCGTTGTCGTTACTGACGGTGCTCGATGTCTGCGGGCTGGATGATGCGCTGTGGTGCTTGCGCGCCGTGCCTGAGCACGATGCGCTGTGGCGTCACTATGCGGTTGACTGTGCGGAGCGGTTTGCGCACCTGCTCACGGACAAGCGCATCAGCAGGGCGTTGCGCGTGGCGAGGCGGCAAGACATGGGGTGGGCGATCGATGCGGAATTGGCAACCGCATGGGACGCCGTATGGGACGCCGTAAGGGCCGCTGCGGACTCCGCAGGGGCAGCAGGAGCAGCAGGGGCCGCCGCAAGAGCCGCCGCAAGAGCCGCCTTAAGGGCCGCAGGGGCCGCAGGGGCCACCGCAAAGGCCGCCGAAGAGGCGTGGCAGACCGCCCGCCTGCGCAAGCTACTCACTGACGGCGCGTGGTCGCCGGTGGAGGGGTAAGTATGACCAAGCGCAAGAAACTGACGCACGTTGCGCGTGCTGCGGGAAGCGAAGGAGGAGAAATGAGTACTTGGCAATGTCCAGACTGCGGCAGCGTTGGCACTCCGTATGTAGCGGAGATAGAAACCTTGCGCGCCCGCGTGAAGGAGTTAAAGCGCGAGAACACCGCCTTGCGATGGCGCATCACCGAATTGGCGCAGACCGCAGAGGACTTGCGCCACGAAGTCGATGAGTGGAAGCGAGTAGCGAAGGAGGAGAAATAAGAAAATATAATGATGAAGAAGATGTAAACATCTAACTCTAGAGGTATGTCAACAATGAAAAAACTCGTCGATCAGATTCGAAAACTACTGCCGCATAAAACCCCTGTCTTTATCGCACTCGTGGTATTTATCTCAATGTTCTTGCTATTCCAGTGCGTTAAAGCCGCAGAGCTACCACATACTCGGTTCGATGTAGGTGCCCGGATCGGCAAGGGCGAGGCTGGGTACATCGCGGTCAGCGTGGCCTACCCTGGGCCGACGACCAATACGCACTGGGAGGGGGGTCTACTGCTGCTAGGATCGAGCAACGACGAAGAGTACGGCTACACGCGCAACAACCTGATGCCATTCGGGATGCTGGTCGCCACCCGCTGGCGCGTGTCTCTGGGGCTCGGGCTGGGGCATTGGATCGCGGAATCTCCCTACAGCGGCACGCGCACGCAGGCTGTGCTACTGCTGCGGTACCGCTTGTTCGACGTAGGGCGCGGCTCGTGCTCGGTGCAGCACCTGCATGCCAGTAACGCCAGCATCAAACAACCGAATCCGGGGTGGGAGCTACCGGGGGTAGGTTGCACATTACAGTGGTAGTACGCCATGTTAGATCTACAGATAATTGAATTGAGTTTGGGACTAGAGAGGGGGGAAAGTTTACATGGACAAGTATGTCCCAAATGCGGAGGTGGCAAGAATCATGACAGGTCATTTTCGATTACTAAAGATAGTAGCGGTAATCTCCTGTATATGTGCCATCGCGCAACTTGCGGTTATAGCGGCAGGATTCTGGCTTACTTGGAAAGTTATGGTACTACTGGTACTGTTCCAGTACGAGCCACAACCAAAGCGCCCGGCCCAAGAACCCTTCTCTCCGATAGTACAGCAGATAGAATCAACGAATTGTATGGGATTAAACGATCCACTTTGGTATACTCCGGAGTACAGGAGTATCAAGGGCAATGTTGTATCCCTATCTACAACATCGGAATGATAGGCTGGGAGTACCGATATCTTCCTCCATACCCTAAAGGAATTCCAAAGTCAAGGAGTTATAGGGAAAAAGATCAGCCTTGGCTAAATCGTTTGATTAGTAGTTTCCGCAAGATAACGGTAGTAGTGGAGGATATATGGTCACAACTTAAGGTAGATCAGGAACTAGCAGACCTGGGAGCATCTTCTTGTTCTCTGATGGGGAGTCATATGTCATCCGAACAGGCACTGGACATATCCTCTCTTTCGGGGAATACCACAACCGTTATCTGCCTGGATAAGGATGCAACAGACAAGGCACTGAAACTTCAAAAGAAGTACTCTTTCCTGTTCCATAATCTAGTAGTGGTACCTATACAAAAAGACTTGAAGTACTTTAATCGTAAGGAACTTTTAGAATTACTTGGAGGTCTAATCTAATCATGTCACCGGAACTAGACAAGAAACTGTGTGAGAAGTACCCAAAGATCTTTGTAAATAGAAACGCCAGTGCTCGTATTACAGCCATGTGCTGGGGGTTCGAGTGTGGGGATGGGTGGTACGATATCATAGACTATCTATGTGAAAAGCTTCAGGAGGTGTCAGATAGAACTGGACACCAAATTGTAGCCAGTCAAGTCAAGGAAAAGTTCGGAACCCTGCGGTTTTACGTAGAATCTGAGACAAGGGAAGCGTATGATCTAATCCGACAAGCTGAGGAGGATTCACAGGTAATCTGTGAAGTTTGCGGACAACCTGGAACTTTGCGCACCGACCCGTATGGGTGGTGGAGAACTACTTGTGATGAGCATGGAAAAGGAGACGTACTACTTGCCAATCTTTGATTTCGTATGCAAGAAGTGTGGGTACGAATACGAAGATTTCGTAATGCGGGATCATAGATCTATATGCCCTAATTGCGGCAGTACTCGTACTTACAAACAGGTATCAGCCCCCCATCTTGGCGGGTTCTACAAGAGAGCGTGGGATAGACAACCGCCATCCGAACCTACCAAGGTTTATATTAACAAAAATAAAAAGACTAATAACGAATGATGACCTACTGGGACATACAAACTAAATTGATCTTAGAACTAAATGAGTTAGGCTTTCCATTTAAGTTACGAGATAGACTCGACATTTTTGCTTTATACCTAAAATTGGAGAAGATAGCAAAGAAAAAACCAAAACTCCAACCTAAGATTTTAGAACTGCTGGATCTATTGGAATGGCAGGTTGAATTGCGTAAGGCTGGGCTGGAGCCGCGACTGGATGAAAGTCGTAAGCGGTATGTAGCGGAGTAAGGTATGGAAAGAAAGATACTTGCGGCTCTAGTACAGAGTCGGAAGAATTGGGAACAGGTCCAAGGTCTGCTAAAAGAAGAAGAACTAAGCCCTGAAGGACAGTTGATTTATGGACTCATTCAAGAATACTATACTATTGACGACGAAGCTAATCGTGTGGACTTGGATCTGTTGTGTACTAGGGTTAGCCGCCGTGTTGCTAGCTCTAAACACGTAGATGTATTGACTCAGATTATCCGATCCTTTGCGGATATGGAGATATCTGGTGTTAACATAGTTAACGAAGTCATGGACCAGAAAGCCCACGCTATTGGGCTTGAGATTGCTAGTAAGCTAGCCTCTGGCCGTGCTGATGACAAGACACTGGAATTAATTAATAAGTATTCCGAACTTAAGCAAGGGGTGCAGGCTGCGAGTCAGGTAGGGGAGGAGGAGTTCTCCTCCGTTACTCCTTCTTCCCTCCTGACTACGCATTTCTCAAAAGAGAATCTGATTGAGGTATGGCCCAAAGCTCTTAATGATTTGATTGATGGTGGGGCTAAACCCGGTCATCATATTCTTGTCTTCGCCCCTACTGAAATGGGCAAGACCTTAATGGTTATCAATATGGTAGCTGGGTTTTTGAAGAATGGCCACAGGGTTTTGTACTGTGGTAATGAAGACCCAGCTCCTGATATTCTCATGCGTATGATGTCCCGCCTTACTGGGATGACTAAGTACGAGATACGGGAGAATCCAAAGCAAGCTGAAAATTTACTCAATCAACGTAATTGGCATCTGTTCACCCTAGTATCCCTATCCCCAGGTACGTTTTCCCAGATACACCGACTAGTCGAGCGCACTAACCCTAAAGTAGTAATTCTGGACCAACTACGGAATATCTCGGTGGACTCTGAGAACCGTACCCAAGCACTGGAGAAGGCAGCTACTTATGCTCGTAACCTAGCTAAGAGATACGGAGTACTGGTAGTCTCGGTTACCCAGGCAGCAGACAGTGCCTCTCGTAAAACTATACTGGATCGTGGAGACGTTGATTCCTCCAACGTAGGTATCCCGGGGCAGTGTGACCTGATGATTGGTATTGGGGCTGACCCTGCTATGGAAGATCAGGGACTTCGAGTTCTGTCATTCCCCAAGAACAAGTTAAGTGGTAGGCACACTCCTATCCCTTGTCAGTTTAACTACGCACTTAGTAAGGTAGAGGTACCGTCCTAATGAACGTCGTAACCCTTGACTTTGAAACTACGAACAAGGACAAGGGGGACGTTCTTAACAAGGATAATCATATAGTTTTGGCCTGTTGGCACAGATCATGGGATGGGGAGTTAAAGCATGTCTTTGGTACCGAATATGATATGGCCGAACTTGTATCCGACCTCAGAAAAGCCGACCTGCTTGTTGCGCACAACGTTAAGTTTGAGTTGCAGTGGATATCCAGAATTACCAATGAGGATTTCGGATTTGAAGTTTGGGACACTATGCTCGCCGAGTATGTCTTGGCTGGCAATAGGAGATGGGACCTCTCTTTGGACTCAATGGCGGAGAAATATGGACTGGGCAAAAAGCAAAAATTGGTTTCCTCCTTCATACAAGGAGGAGTATGCCCCTCGGAAATACCCAATGGAATCTTACTTGAGTACTGTAAGAAGGATGTCATCCTATGCCTTCGGTTGTACGAACGTCTTTCCAAAGAGCTGGAAAAGCTACAGCTCAAGCATATCCACAGAACTCGATGCCGAACAGCTCAGGCGTTGGCACAAATTGAGTTGGAAGGTGTAACCCTTGATACCAGAAGAACTTTACAAGAACGTGATAGCGCCATCCAACAGTCAACCAAACTTCAGGCTGAGTTGGATGCTTTATCCGGTGGACTCAACTGGAACTCCCCTAAACAGGTCGCAGCCTACCTTTATGGAGACTTGGGATTTAGGGAGGTTACACGACCAAACGGTGAAGTGGATAGAACAGACGCTGGCCAGCCGAGGACTGATGAATCCACAATCCTTAAGTTACGACCAACAAGATCAGATCAGAAAAAGTTTCTGTCTATTTATAGCCAGTTTATCCCTCTTAAAAAGAGAGTCCAAACCCTAAAGAAACTTGGTCTAGCTTGTGAGGAGAATGGAGGGAAGCTGCACTTTAGCCTGAATCAAACCAACACCCAGACCCATAGGTTATCCAGTACAGGAAAGAAGTATAAGGTACAGGGCCAGAACATAGACCGGGGTATGAAACGATTGGTGGTATCCCCGGACCCTGACTACTACGTTTGTGAGATTGACTACGCTCAGTTGGAGTTTCGGGGAGCAGCCCAGTTGGGGAGGTGTGCTCAGGCTATCAGGGATATCCTAGACGAGAAGGATATCCATAAGTTCTCGGGGTCGGTAATCTTCAAGATTCCCGAGGAGGAAGTAAAAGGTGAGGTACGTACCGCCGCCAAGGCGTACACCTTCAAGCCCCTGTATGGGGGGAACTCAGGTACTAAGGACGAGAAGGCGTACTATAATGCCTTCAGGAGGCGCTATAAAGGCATATACGACACGCAGGTAGGGTGGACGTACCAAGTACTAGGGTCCGGCCAACTGGTCACAGAATACGGTATGAGGTTCTATTGGCCGGGTACAAGGATAAGCCAGCAGGGGTATATAGATAATACCCCCTCTATCTTTAACTACCCAGTCCAGTCGTTTTCTACTGCGGAGATTGTCCCTATGGGGCTAGTTAATTTGTGGAGGAATACGAAAGGATGGCGGACTAGGATTATAAATACGGTTCATGATTCGGTGTTGGCCCTTGTTCATAAAGACGAAGTAGTTAACTTTGTTAACACGGCAAAATACTCCATGACCACGGAGGTAGCACAATGGTTGGAATCTGAGTACGGTATGAAGTTAATTGTCCCTCTTGGTATCGAGATCAAGATTGGAACTTATTGGGGGGACAACAGTCTAATAGAAGAAAAGTACAACATGGAGATCAAACAGAATGATCGTTAAAGGTGTAGTGTATAAGGTATTCAGCCGTCCGGCTGGACGTGGTACTGCTTACTCCATCAAATTGGAGGGTAATGAAGTGTACTACGGGTGCGGGTTTAAGGACCCAGGTCTGAATCCAGGCGACGCTGTTCAGTTCGAGGCGAATCTGAACGCCAAGAACTATTGGGAGGTTGATCCTAAGTCTATTCGGAAGCTGGATTCTACCCCGGTGATCCACAATCCTACGGCCCGACAGGCTGTGGCAGTTAATGGTAAGGATGACTACTGGACCCGTAAGGAGCAGCGGGATATTGCTAACGATGTAGCTCGTAACATTGGGGCTTCTACCAATACAGCAATCTCGTTTGTTGAGCTATTGCTTAAGGCAGAAGCTGTTAAGCTTCCAGCAAAAATTGCTGATCGAGAACAGGTGCTTGCGGAGCTGGTTAGCTATTATGCTAAGAAGTTCCGTGGAGAATCTACAGAGGAGGAGGCTCCAGCCCCTACTCCTGTGGTTGAGCAAGCTGCTGTGGAAGCCCCGGACGCTGCTAACTGGAACTAAACTAATATGACAATCGCCCTAATCGACGGGGATATCCTTTGCTACCGCTGTGCATTTGCTGCTGAGAAAACCAAGTACCTTGTGTACGACGGTCTTTCCGGCTATATGTATGATGCTCACAAGGATATTCCAAAAAATACTCCAAAGGAATATATCTGGTCGAGGAAGGAAGTGGAACCTGAGGAGCTGGCGGTAGTAGCTACTCAGGCTACTCTTGATTCTATTCTTCAGAAATTAGGTACAGACCAATATGAAATCTATCTTAGTGGACCGATCTCTTTCCGAGAAAGAGTTGCTACCACTGCCAAGTACAAAGGCAACCGAGAAGGTGCCCAACGTCCCATTCATTTCGGGGCCGTTCGATCAGCTCTCCTTTCAATGGGAGCCACCGTCTGTCCCGATGAATTGGAAGCTGATGACCTTCTCGGAATCCGAGCTACTAGTTTGGGCGACGGCTGCGTTATCGTGTCTATCGACAAAGACCTACTTCAAATCCCCGGACGACACTTTAATTGGGTTTCTGGTGAAGACCGATTTGTTGATCGACGTAACGGAACTCTATCTCTCGGATGTCAATTGCTTAGTGGAGACCCTACGGACAATGTGCCGGGACTTGCTGGAATCGGTGAAACTAAAGCGCGGAAACTACTCGAAGGTTCCAGCTCTACAAACGAAGTACTTGCCAGGGTTAGAGAGGCATATAAGGCTCAGTGTGGAGATAATTGGGAGTCCTACCTGATGGAACAAGGACAATTGGTTTACATCCTCAGAGATTATAAGGATTCATTTTTTAATTGGTATAAGAAACACACTAATGCCGAAGTTTCGATCTAAGGCGGAGGCTAGATTCGCTCATGCGCTTACCTCCAAAGGAATCAAGTTTGAATATGAACCTGAAAAATGGGACTACCACCGCAAATTGGTTAGTTCGTTTTGTGGTGCGTGCAACCATAAGGAAGTCTATCAAAGAAAAAAATATGCACCAGATTTCTACTTCCCAGACTTCGGGTTTTACATCGAACTCAAAGGAAGAATGACAAGTCGTGACAGAACAAAATACATCGCAGTCAAACAACTCAATCCTACCAAAGACCTACGCATCGTTTGTCTCGCGGACAACAAACTATCCAAAACTAGTACAAAGAGATACTCCGATTGGTTACGGGAAAATGGATTCAAATATAAAATCTCCAGAGTCCCTCCCCCAGAGTGGTTCAGGGCAACCTCCAGGAATAAAGCTAGACAAAGAAAAACCAAATCTTGACATGGTGCTCGGTGGGTTTGCCAGAGCATTGTGGGCGGTAGGAGAAATTGGCACTCATGGAGCACATAAGTATACGGCAGACGGATGGGTGCATGTACCTAATGGCAGTGAGCGATACGGAAGTGCGCTGCTACGCCATTACTTACTCTATCGAAAAGGGGAAACTTGTGATAGAGAAAGTGGAAGGAATCATCTTGCCCACATTGCTTGGAATGCCCTCGCCATCCTCGACCTTGCACTAAGAGAAGAAGAAAAGAATGCAACCTCAAATTCTAGCACCTGATTACGGTAAACACAATGCTCAGATGGATGAGGCAATTCGTCGGCTGGACTACTCCGGCGTGTATAAGGATCTCAGTACTATCATTCTTATTCCAGCCTTTGGTTCCGTTCCTACCAAGTGTGTGGCCTCGTGGCTAAACTTGGTTACCCCTCCTAACCAGAAGGTATTTAGAATGTGGGCTTTAGGTATGGAGGTTGGGGAAGCCTATTCACAGAGTATCCAAAATATTCTTAACCATCCTGATCTCAGTAACTTTAAGTACCTGCTAACCATTGAGCATGATAATGCACCAGAACCAGATGGTCTTATTCGACTACTCCAAAGAGCAGAAGCTCACCCAGAATACTCTGCAATCGGGGGATTGTATTGGACCAAGGGAGAGGGAGGAGTTCCTCAGATTTGGGGAGATCCTAAAGATACCCTTAACTTTCGCCCACAGAAACCCGTACCCGGAGAGTTGGTCGAATGCTGTGGTACAGCCCAAGGATTCACTTTGTTCAGACTCTCCATGTTTAAAGATGAAAGACTCCGAAGACCTTGGTTTAAAACCGTGGCTGGAAACGAAGGAGTTGGAACTCAAGACCTCTACTTTTGGGGGGATGCAAGGAAGTATGGATACAGGTGTGCCATTGATTGTGGGGTCCTTGTTGGGCACTACGATTTGAAAGGTGACTTTGGACCCCCAGATACAATGTGGTAAAGGATAATAACTATGAAACTAGATATTGGTTGTGGCCAGAACAAAATGCCGGGTTTTGAAGGTGTAGATTGCATTGACTTTCCAGGAGTAGATCACGTTCTTGATGTCCGTAAAACTCCGTGGCCGTGGGAGGATAATTCCGTTGATGAAGTACATTCGTCTCATTTTCTTGAGCATCTCTCTGGACCGGAGAGGGTGGGCTTCTTTAATGAGCTATATCGAGTCCTTAAAGTTGGAGGCCAAGCAAGGTTCATCACCCCTTCCTGGTCCAACGAAAGAGCCTACGGAGATCCTACGCACCAATGGCCGCCGGTTACAACTTGGACCTACTTCTATCTCAACAAAGGATGGAGAACCGCCAACGCTCCGCACACGGGGTACACCTGTGACTTCGATTGGGTCGTCGCAGGTACATTCGACCCTAACGATGTATATGTCTCAATGAGAAAGGATGAGATTAAGGCTACCATGATGGCTCGTAATATCAACACAACGGTAGACCTAATCTGCACTCTAACCAAGCGTGCTCCGGAAGACAACGATGGGACATCGCAGACTACCTAAGTCCAGAGGGCTATACTCTATGAGTAAGGAAACTGTTAAAACCAAGTTCAGTCAAGCTGAAGCTCGGGCTATTGCCCGATTTGTTGAAGATGTACGGGAACTGTGTGACATTGACGAAGATCTGGATATCGAGATTGGAGAGGATGTTGCTCGGATGTACGATATTCTGGAACTAAACAAAGATGAGTAAGGTTCTCTGTATTCCTGATATACAAGCTCCATACCACCACTCTGGAGCACTCAGTTTCTTGGCTAGGGTTAAGAAAGAAGTAGAACCTGATTACGTAGTCTGCTTAGGGGATGAGCTTGACCAGTACACTTTGTCGAAATACCCCCACGATCCCGATGCTGATTCGGGAGGCACGGAATATCGTAAGGCTATCCGAGTCTGGAAGGAGATCTACAAGCTGTTCCCGTCCGCCTATGCCGTTACCTCAAATCATGTGGAACGTGTGGCGAAACGGGCTGTCGAGTCGGGCATTCCTTCTGCGTATCTCAAATCCGTCAAGGAGTTCATGCAGGCCCCGGAAGGGTGGAAGTGGAAACCCTATTGGGTAATCGACGGTGTTAAGTACGAACACGGAGAAAGAGCTGGGGGAATTACTGGTCTTCGTAACCTCGTAATAGCTAATATGCGGAATACGGTTATAGGTCATCAGCATGAGTGCCCAGGGACAACCTTCGTATCTAACGGAGAGAAAGTTCTCTGGGGACTTAATGTTGGTTGTCTTGTCAACCCTAATAGCTATGGTCTAGCGTACACAAAAAGAAACCGGCATAAGCCGGTTCTTGGGTGCGGGGTTATAGTCGATAACGTACCGTATTTTTATCCTATCTAGGAATAAGTAAGGCCCCTTTCGGGGCCTTATTTTTATTAGTTTGGAATGTCGGTTCCTGGTGCTAGTTCCACCCACTCACTTCCGTAATACACGAAGGTTCTAGATCTACTGGTACCATTCGCAGGCTGGGTTGTGTTGGCCGCCCTAAAATTGGACCCCCAAGTAAGGGTTCCAAGAGCACCTCCAGAGGCATTACGTATCTGTATAGTAATTACTTGACCTACTTGAGAATTAGTGGGGTTATTAATTGTAAACGGTGTATTATTGGTCGCCGTAATAACAAATACATTACCTAACGCTGCATTGATATTCATAGATGCAGAGTATGGCACAGTTGTAACAGTGTCTACCCTCTGAGCTACAGTAGTCCGACCCAACACCGTCAGAGTATCGGCTACTCTAACATCTTCCAGGAATGCACCATCTGAGGTAATTTGTAAACTGTTGTTGTTTCTAAATGAGGAACTAATGTCATACCCAAGAGTTACGTTATCTACTATCTGTATGTAGTTCTTAAACGCCGTACAATTTGCGTTAGCTACCAGCGCATAGGCGTTACTTCCCCCTTGCTCACACCCTATACCAAGAAAGGTGCTGTAGCTTGTAACGTGGAGTGAGCCTCCAAAAGTCGCGGTATTGTCGTAGTTTTCTATACGTATAGTCGGGGTATCAGGGCTAAAGTGGTGAAATACCCCACTAATGTAGTTATCCAAGGCCCCTTGGCTAAAGATCATTGCCTTAGCTGCAAGCGTTGTATTGCCTAGCCAATATCCGTGCAAGTTAGAAGCAAGAATCCCATTAGCCCATCCTTGTAACCACAGCCCATAGTTGGCTGCGTTGAGTACAAGGTTATTCAGGAAATGAAAGTAGGAAACATATCCGTCTAATTGTGGGTTAATAATCTTTACGCAAGCATCTGGATCCCCAGTTGTCTGCCCATAATTTGTAGATCCCCGGATAAGAAGATTTGCCAATCTACACCGTTCTATATTCCTGCCCATACTGGCAGTCATAGAGGAAGCGCCAATCAAGACCACCCCATTTGGTGCTCTGTTTTCAGATTTAATTTGGGAGCTTGGTCCAGTACCTGTAAGCGTAGCATTGGAATAGGCCAGCCAGAAGATTGGAGTAGTATCTGTACTGTAAGCGGCGTATCGTGTTACGACTGCTCCAGACTCCAGATGAACCGCTCGGTCTTTACCAATTCCCACGGTAACCATAGTATCAAATCGCCAATCCCCTTCGGGGATTACAACGTGGGTGTTAGCTGCCAATGCTGCTGTACAGGCTGGCGAACAATCTCCTGAACCGGAAACTGCCCCATACCTACGGATATCCCCTGGGAAGTATGAGTAATTAGTTGGGACTACCCCAGCCGCAAGTTCTGCGGCAGTTCTAGGAATGTAAGGAGGAGGGTTAGACCAAGAAGCTACATTCCCATCAGTTCCAAGAAATTTTCCGGCGTTTCCTGATTGTGAAGGAACGACCAAGCCCGTAACGTTTACAGCTCCAGTTACATCAGCCCATCTAGCAGCATCGTTTGCTGCTTGAGGACTGCCTAAATTGATGACTCGGTTAGAATTGAGATCAAGATTAGTCTGCATGGCGTTTGGTGCAGACCCGTCACGGCTGAGAGTATTATCAAACGCCGTTTCAATGGTATCGTTGTTGGCGTTAATCTTGGTGGTACTGTTGTACCCCGAGGTAATATCTTGAAGTGTAACTTTAGGCATTATGCTTTACCTCTAATTCGTTCAAACGACCTCATACCGCCAAACCCAAGCATACCGCCAAGCATAATAAGCATATCATAGGTATCAATCTGTGGAGGAGCGGGCCATCCGTAAATCCCACCAAACCAAGCCATAATCGGAGATATTACGTATGTATAAGCCATACCAGTTACACACACCCAGCCAACAGCAGGCCGCCATCCACCACGAAACATATCCGGTGATTTGGCTTCCTCTTTATTGATGGCAGCCTGAGCCAGCATGACCTGTAGATCGGCGTCGATCTGCTTAAACTCCCCAGCCTGCTGAAGTTTAAGTACCTCAAGCTGCGCCCGAGCTTTAGCTTCTGGGTCTGGGATAATCTTCCCGACCACATCAATAATTTTCTCGACAATAGGGATTGTAAGCAGCCCCATAGGTTTCTCCTAACGAATGAACTCAACTAGTCTATTCATCCACCCTCTAGCAAACGCAGCTTGGGATGGTTGTTTGGATATAAGGTTACCGATAAGCTGAAACCTGCGTTTTAGGATTTCTCGATATAGAGTTTCTTTATCCAAAGTGTTGATTTCGGTAATCCATCTGATAACACGGTTAACACCGTGGTGCACCCCTGCATCTACCAGCAAGTCATACAATTTTCCATCAGCTTGGTAGAGACGGAAAGGTTCCAAATACAGGCTTTCATAAATACGTTTGGCTTCATCTAGAGTAAGGTTAACAATATCGTCTCTGGTAACTTCTGTCTTGCGATAAGCAGCTAGAGTGGGCATGGTAATCCCGTACTTGGTAGGGCCTCCTCTATCTGCTGGGTGATCTATAAACCCACCCTCTCTACGTATGATCTCATCCAATATGGTCATTTTTCTTTCCAAGTAATAGCTGTCTAATCTCAGAGAAGGATTGGCGGGTTTCCTCCCTGTATTCCTTCATTGTCTCTTTAATCTCTGAGTAGATAGCAGCAGTACGTTCTTGCTCTTGCTTAAAGTCTTCCTTTGACACTTTAAAGTTCTCCAAGTCTCGTACCCTAGAATGGAGGGATATCCCCAGCCACCCCAAGATACCTACAAGGGCTTTAAAAAGCCAATCTAATAAAGTCTGTTCTGAAAACACGATCTCTTTATCCACTAATGTTAAGCCGTAATCCAAGCTATAGACGGAAGTCCGCCGCCAACCGTATAAGTCACTACCAGTTCAGGCCGCGTACCATCGGACGCTTCCGACGAGTTGGCAACTAGATAAGTTCCTGTAGAACATAACAAAAGCCAGCCGTCATTTTGATAAGTTCCATCTACCCAGTTCTGAACGTCACTTATCAATCCAGAGCTAGAAAACTCTTTCCAGCCTAATCCGGTGCCATAACTGAAAGATCCACTGGCCGTTGCAACGCGGTCTAAATCTCCACTCGCGCTGGTTAATTGCCAATTGTTACCCGTACTATAAACAGCGCTTGTTACTTCGGACTCGACCCAATTGCGCAACAACCGATGTGCCACCACAGTCGCTGGCGTCTCAGCATAAGTAAAATTAAGACGCAGCGTGACCGCGGTCACTGTTGCATTCGATGGGATGTTAGACAGCCCGGTGAAACGAATCACCGTGCGCCATTCAAAGCCGCTGATTTCTAGATCGGTGCTTGATCCGTAGTTGACAGGGTTGGGACCCTCTATTTTTGCGTCCTCGACGCCGGTAAAGTCACCGCTCGTGTTGTCTGTGATCGTGACGGTTGGCATTGTCAGAATCCTGTTGATTTAGAATGGGGTCGGCACCGGGCGCGTGTTCACGGTCTCGTACAGGTAAGGTCCTTGAAATGAAGGCGGGACATTCGTGATGTACGAGTTGGCGCTTTGCGTCACATAGGCGCCTGTTCCATTGTTCAGACGAATATTCCGAGTCGAGAGGATTCGACCGTTCATCTGCGTGTCCAATCCAGCTACTAATTGCCAAGCGTCTTGAGCACTCACCGAATCGGAAAACGCCGCAAGTTCTATAGTTCCGATTGGTCCGTCCGGGTCAGCATTTTCGGCTCCTGCACTCACGCATATATCTGGGATCGTTGATCCGGGTGCGTGATACACCATCTGAGCCATGACGAACTTGCTAGAGGGGTACTCATACCGATACTTTGGTCCGGTAATTGTTCCAACTTGGTCAAAGTCATT